GTCGATGATGCTCTTACCGAGTTCACCCCACTTGATGTTCGAGACGAAGTCGAAAGCCTGGTATGCGTACTCGCCGATCTTCTCGAAGCCTTTCCACACGAGTCCAACGGCGATACCGAAGCCCAGCACCGTGACGCCAACGGCCGCGACGAGCGCGCCGACTGCGCCCAACGTGACTGCGAGTCCCTTGAATGCGTAGTCGAAGACTGGATTATCGAGCGCGGTCTTTACGTAACCGAACATCTCCACGGCCTTCAGCCCCCACAGCACGACGGTCTCGACGCCCTTCACGAGGTTTTCGATGTGGTCTGTAGAGAAGTTGACGATGGCCTCGCCGATCTTGGTGAATGTCAGTTTCAGCGACTGCCCTGTAACGGTCGTTTCGTCGAACTTTTGCAGCAGATGATCGACAGACTTGAGGAGCGGCTCGAGCACCACACCCTTCGTGAGCCCGACGAGATGCTCGTGCAGCTTGTCCACTTGCACATCGAAATCGAGAAGCTTCTCCGTATTGACCTTGTCGAATCGAACGTGCGCCGCGTCCTTCAACGCCCCGATCCCCGCAGCCATCCCAGCCGACCCGGTGAACAACGCTTGCTTCGCCTTGTCGAGACTCACGTGCAGCCGCTTGGCGAGCGATTCTGCTACCTCCGTGAACATGAGACCCGTACCCTGCATGTCCTGCGGACTGAGCCAGAAGCGCCCGAAATTCTTTCCGCGCTCGACGAGTCCTCGAAGCGTGCCGCCGACCTGATCGCCCATCGCTGCTGTAGCTACAGTGACGGCCTCGATCCCCGCGACGATCTCCGGGCCGGTGAAGCGCGACAGGCCCCCGGACAGGTCCCTGGTCATCGACGCCGCCAGATCGTTGATCTTATCCTTCGCGGTCGGAACGATTCGGCTCAACCGGTCCACCTGCGTGCCAAGCGCCGCCGCGTTCTCCGCCGAACCGGCAGCCGCTTCGCGCATTAGGTTCATGCTTCGGAGCGCGTTCGCGCCGGTAACGATGAACTTGCCGAGCTTCTCCGCCGCGGTGAGCGTGGCGGCCGTCAGCGCCGCGACGCCCAGCACGACGATCCCCACGCCCGCGGCGAGAAGCGCCATGCCGCCGCCCGCACCACTCGCAAGCTCCTTGAACGCGCTCAGCTTCGTATTCAGCTCAGCGAGCGGTCCCCCGGCGTATTTGAATCCGTCGGCCATCTTGTGCGTGCCTTCGGCGATCCGGCGAAGATCGTCCGCCTGGCGCTTCGCGTCGGCCTTTTTCGTTTCAGCGGTGTTCTTCCGAACCTGCGCGGTCAGTTGCTCGTACGTCGTGCCCTGTTTCAATAGCGCCAGATTCGCTTGCGATACGGCGCCGCGCTCCGAGTCGATCTGCGCTTTCAGGCTGGCTTTCGCTGCGGTGACTTCCTCGCTCGCGCCCTTCAAACTTCGAAGCGCGCCGGACATGCCTTTCAGCGCTACCTGTGACTGCTCGATCTTCGAACGGACCGCCTCGAGTTCGGCCGCGATCTCGGGAGCTACCTGTTTGGCATCGCCGCCGAGGTTGATCGAAAACGTTGCGGTCTTGGTGTCTCCGGCCATGTTACTCGGTCAGTGCCCGAAGGCGATGCAGTGTTACCGCGATGATGAATGCCCCGGCAGTGACGTCGACGTTCGGTGGCTCGTTTGCTGGACGGAACAGCGCTTCGAGGCATTCGGTGGCCGCGACGACGTCGGTGAGAGCGTCATTGCCGCGGCTCACACTTTTCCCAGGGTGATCGCCCTATTCTGTCCGAACAGCTGATTGCACGCGATGACGACGCGCAAGAGCAGCTCCGGACGACGCACGGCGATCACTGCGAATGCTGCCGGCTCCGGGTGGACCACCATGAATTTGACGTAAGCGAACGAGTCCTCCGGTGAGGCGCCCGGCTTACTCTGCCAGAGCTTGTGGTGCACCGGATCGCCCATCTTGACGACGATCGGGCCCTCGTCGCACGAGTTCTCTACCTCGTTGACCATCTCCCAGTCGCGCCCGCGTTTGCCCAGCTCGCTCGAGTATTTCGCGTCGAGCTCCAGGCATAGGTCTGCGTGCGCCTGTTTCAGTTCCTGCGATTTTGCTTCCCGGTCCGCTCGCGCGGCCAGCAGTTCTGCTCTGCGTATGTCGTCCATCGTCCGTCCATTTCTGCTCTACAGCGTCGGCAGTGCTGGTGAGTACAGCGTGAGTCCGTTGATCTCCAGCTGCTGCGCCCAGCATCCGATCTCGATCTCGAGTCCCGCGTTGCCCTTGGCCGGGTTGCCCTTCTCTGCGACGAAGCGCATCGGCGAAGCCGTGAGCATGATCGGCAGTGCCCCGAGCTGCAGCGGCTCTGTCGCGCTGAGCTGAAACGTCACCGTCGTGAGTCCGTACGATCCGGGCAGACCACGATTGCCTGGAGGAACACCAGGCGCTGCAGCCGCCAGATAGATCTTGAGCTGCTCCCAGTACTCCCAGAGCATTTTGACGGTGAACGAATCCACCGCGTACTGACCGCTCGTGCCACCGATCGGCGCACCGTCCTGCGTCTGCGCGTACACCGTTTCGACGTCGAGCTTTTGCGACCAGTCGATCGACGTGAATCCGCGCCACGGTTGCCCGTCGATTCGGGTCATCGTGCTGTTCCAGTTGTACTGGATACCTCCGATTCGAATGAAGTCTGACACGGTGCAATCTCCCTTGGCTACGCGCCGACTGCGATCGATTTGGCGAACGAGGCCAACACCTTGAAGCCCTTGATGTATGCGAGCGCCACGATCGCGCTCGAGCCGTTCAGAATCGCGCCGCTGTTCGCGCTCAGGTCATCGGTACGAGACAGCGTGAACGCGTATTGCTGCACCTGATTCTGGAGCTGCGGCCGTACCGCTGCGTTGACCTGCCCCTCGATGGCGAGCGCATCGGCCTCGAGTATGTAGACGAGTCCCGTCACCGGGTCCTTTTGCTTCTTGCCGATCCCCTTCGATAGCGACTTGGTGAGGATCTGATAGGCGATCTCACACGAGCGGTTCATCGTGCGCACGTGCGGGATCAGCACGTAATCGCTGCCGACCGTGGAGAAGATCCGGCCGTTGGTGACGTACGCGCCGCTCTGCCCGTTCACGCTCCGCAGCGTGGTGAGTTGCAGCTGATCGAGGTTCTGGTAAATCTCCTCGTTGTGGTACGCGGGGTTTCCGATGTCGTCGGTAATCGTGACTCCGCCGAGTGGGCCAAGCGCGACGTACGCCGGCTCGATGCCGATGGCGATCCCCATCGAGCGCGCCGCCACGAAGAGCGATGACGGACGCGTCATGCTGAGGCCCGTCAGCGTTGATTGGATCTCGCCGCCGTCCGTGCTGAACGCCACTCGAATCGACGGGGCGGATCCGGCCGCGAGCGTGCCCATCGCAGTGGCGTACGCCGTCTCTGTCTCGACCGCACCCGACGTACCAGGCACGTGCGGCTGATTCTTGAGGCGCGTATTGAGGAACGCCATCTTGAACTTGCCGACCTTCTCGAGGCCAGCAAGCCACGTGTCGAGCAGCGCAGCCGCGCCAGTGGCGGCGTCCTGATCAATGAGAACGGCTTCCCACGGGATCGTAGTGACCCGGAGTGCTTCGAGCGCCGTCGTTAGATCGGCCGAGGTCTGCTGAGCGTGCAGCGTGAGCACGCGGAAGAAGTCGCCCGCTATCCACGTCCCCGCCGCAAGGCTGAACGACACGCCCGGCGAACCGCCGCGCGTAAAGTTTGGGAGTGTGAGCGTGATCGGTGCGCCACCGGTCGGCAGCGCCTGCACGCCGCTCGTCGAGTTGCCACCATCGAGGCTGTACGTGTACGTGAGGCCAGCAGCGCCGATCGTTCCGCCCGCGACGACCGTGACGATCACGTCGTAGTTATCGGCCGGCACCGCTGCACCAGCGGTCGGTACGCTCGTGCCGGTCATGCCGGTTACGTCGATCGTGCCGTACGTCGCTGCCGTGCTCGTGAGCGGTCGGATCACGACCACCGGATTTCCAGACTCTTGCATCACATAGGATGCGAGACCGACCAGCGAAGAGGGGCCGAAATCGTTCCACGCCTGCGTGTCCTGCGTGTAGCTCGTCGCCACGTTCTGCGGTCCGGAGCTGGCCGGCGCGATGATCGCCAGCACGCCCACCGGCGACGGAGCAACGCTGCCGGTGGCGAAATCTACTTTTGTGATCGAGACGGAGGGCAGCATTGATAACCTCAGGCGACTGGATTGCGATTGACTGCCGGCGACGGATACGCGAGCCCGGTTGGCGCATCGAAACGAGGACTCAGGAGCACGAAGCGAAAGGTGAGCTCACGGCCGAACGCGGACTCGACGGGTGGCAGCGTCCACATCGTATCGCCGAACTCCTCGATGTTGCCGAATCCGATCGCCGTGCCAGTCACCGGATCCACCGCGTTGTGCAGTGCCGCACACGTCGCGTTGAACAGGTCATCGGTCGCGGCGATCTGCCCGGCTTCGTCCTGCGGCGCTGACGGATCGCACGCCCATACGGAGCACGTAACGATCGGGTGCCACCAGGCAACGGCGCGCTGCCGAGGGTCGAGATCCACGTGATTCTGCGGAGCGTCGCGATCGAGCGCGCCGGCTTTCAGCGCCTTCGGCTCACCGGAGCTCGGATCGAAGTCGCCCGGAATAAAGACCACGCGATTTGATCCGCCTGGCCCCTGGTTGTCCTGCCGAGATCGGGGCTTCCAACCGAGGTACACGCTCGCAGAGACGTTGTTCGTCGTGAAGTAGTCCGCTACGGCGCGGCGGAGTGCGAGGAGAGCGGAGCCGGACATCACGCCACCGCCCGGTAGAACGCGCGCTCCGCTGCGACCTGCAGTGCCTTGCCGACTGCGGGCGGTATGGTCCCAGGATCGGGCAGGATCTGCCGACGCGGAACGCCTGCCCCGTAGTTGTGAAAAACATCCGGCCCAGTGAGTGTCACGCGCACGATTCGACCCACGGCCGTCGTGGCAATGTGATCGGCCGCGTGCACAAGAGGCGCGCTGCCGTCCTTCTTTGGCTTCCACGCATGGCCATCTGGATCGGTCCCTGCGCGCACTGTGCTCTTGATCGCCTCGTCGACGAGTGGCGCGGCGATCCGTGCAGCATCGTCGCCGATCGTTGCGAGCTTGCGCACTGCCTCGATCATGTCGTCGAGGCCGCTCACGTGCCCCACACGAAGCCGCTACCGGCTGCGTCCTCCTGCCGTCCGTAAAATTCTTGCTGGTCCGCCGATACGAACGGCGAACACTCGGAATATGCCATCGGCCCGCCGTGATTGATCGCGGAGTCCCCAACGGCATCGTTCGTGGGCAGCTCGAAGAGACCATCGTTTGAGTTGGCCGCTTGCGCGATCTCGGCATACGCGGTGGCAGCCGCTTCGCTGTACAGCACCCCGGCCGGATCCTGCGCGTTGTATCCGCGTCGGCGCATGACGGCCAGATCGAGGATCGCGACGAGCCAGCCGAGTGCGATCTCGGGTACCGGCGTAGATGCGAAATAGACATTGTCCGCCGCGTACGGTCCGGCCAGAAAAGAGGCGACGAGGCCCGTCGTTCCGAGCGCAACCGAGGACGACGTCAGCACGCCCGTCGTGAAGGTCCCGCCGCCATCCTGCGACCACTGGAACGCTGCGGTGCCGAGCGCTCCTGGTGTGGTGATCTCGATCGCCATCTCGAGCGAGCCCAGCGTGGGCCGGCCTGAGAGCGTCACTTTCGGCGGAAGCGTGCCGGAAGCGACGAGCAGCGGCGCGGTCTGCCCGAGCGGCACGAGGTACCGCTTGGTGAGCTGCGCGTTGATCCTCGACGTGACACGCGCGATCCCGTGCGCGATGAAACCTGGGTACAGGCTTTCGACCATATCGAGGTCGGTTGGCACGACCTCGGATCGGAGCTTGTAGCCCGTGATGTCCAGGTATGGGATCGGCGCCAGCATCGGCTAGCCCACTGTGAGATCGGGAGGCTCTTGGGGTGCCGGTGGCATACGAGAGTGTGGCTGCGTAGGACCTGGCTTGACCGGGTTGTCCAGGCGCCTCTGGTGCGCTGCCATCTCGGCATGCACTCGCGCTCTCCCTTCGGCTTGATCCGCTTCGAGGTGCGCCTTGTCACACGCCGCTTTGGTCGTGTGCTTTGGCCAGATTTCAGCGACGCGCGCGATCGTCTCGATTCGATGCGGACGCAGGCGTCCCTCTTCGAGGCATGCCACGATGAGTGCCGCGACCTTCCCGGTAGCGATGTTCAGTGCAGGATCTGGCACCACGTTCGTGCTTGGTCGCTCGAGTGCTTGCCGCAGCGTATGGCCGCTCATGTCGTGACCTAGCCGCCCACCGGCATCCATCAGTGCCTGCGCGAGCTGCCCCGCCGCTGAGACTGATTCGGGGTCCGCGGCGTTCGCCCGGATATCGGCCATCGCGTCGCGCATGTTGAGCACGGCCGCCACGAGGTACTGCGCGGCTGTGCTTACGGTGCGCGCCGGTAACTTGGCCGTAGGCGGTGGCTCCGTCGCGTGTGACGGGCCGTCCACCCGCGGCGGTGGCTTGATCGCGTCTCTGTTCCTCGGATCCACGATTAGGCCCCCTGGAACCGGAAGAATCCGTACGGATGGCCAGGGTTTACCGCGGTCCACCCGTCATAGTGCCACTCGAGATCGTGCGAGCGACCAAGGACGGCGTCGACGCCCTCGCTCCCGCTCTCACCCGAGTACGTGTGCAGAGTGAACGGTAGCCTGCGGTTCTCGATGAACGCGCCCAGCTCCGTGCTCGATGCCTCTTTGGTCGCGATGTAGTACGTCGTGTCGCTGCCAGACACGGACACAGTTGCGCCGGTCGGACCGGGAAACGTGTACGTGGTGCCCGCGTCAAGCTCCTTTGCGAGGACAGGTTCCGACAGGCGGAACTTCTTGAAAAACGCCTTGATATCGGCGCTCCCAGCTCCACCAGTGGACTGCTGCGGGATGAAATCCGAGTCGAGTAGCATCTCGACGCGTGCGGCCATGCGAGGCGGGTACATGAGATACGCCGGCTCGAGCAGGCGTGGATCGCCGGCCCCGTTCGGCTGGCGTACGCGACCCATGATGTACGAGAGGGCTTTCGACAGGTTCGTTGCCGCTACGTCGATCGTGACCGAGTCGTCGATCGGCAGCGCGCCTGGGTACCCTCCCGATGCTGCGCCCGTGAAATCGTTCGCGTACGTACCGAGCGCCGGGATGAGCGGGTGGACCGGGTGCGCCGTGTTGAAAAACGAGACGCCGTCGTATCCGATCAGCGTGCCCCCGTAGAGGATCACCTGAGCAAGCAGTCGCTGCGGGTAGTACGCGCCGTACGTGCCGATGTCCTCGGCCCAGCGAGCGGCCGGGTTGATCCCGCCGTTCAGGAAGTTCAGAAACTTGAGCTTGCCGATCTTGTAGCCCTTGCGATGCTCGGCCGGGAAGAACTCCTGCGTGATTGTTGCGAGCGCATCGAAGTTGATCGATCCGCCGTTCTCTCCGCCGTCGTTCGGCGTGATCTGCTCGATCGATGCGGTGGACAGGAGCCACGTCAACCGCTCGCTCTTGCCCTCCATCGGGCGCTGACGAAGGATCTTCGGATACCAGATGTTCTCCGAAGAGAGCATGTTCATGTATCCGCGCTCGTTGATAACCTTCATCTCCTTCTCGATAGAGAAGTTGAAGTCTGCTGTGTACGCGCCCTGAGCCATGGTCAGATTCCTTTGGTGTGTGGAGTCCCGTTTACGCTGGCCGTTAGACGGGGCGCGTCATCCTGATGCCGACCGCACCAGGGTAACCGCCCGGGCTGATCGCGAATACGCGTCCGGCGATGGAACCACCGGCAGACGTCGTGAGTGTGTGATTGTCGGCTACGTACACGTTCTGGAACAGGTTCGCGACCGTGATCGCGCCCGCTCCTGTCACCGAATCCCAGTACGATAGCTCGATCTCCTCCGAAAGCTCCACACCGCACGGCACGTTGGTGCCGCCCGCTGAGTTGTCTTTCGTGTCAAGCGCCCATCCGATCGGCACGAACGTAGAGGCGGTGAGCCCGGTGCCTTTGATCGAGCCGTAGGCCCCCGTGTCGTAGCCGACGATGCAACCTTCGGTGGCCTTGCCTCCAGCGATGAGCGGATACGTTGTTTTCTTGATCGTGCCGCGCGGTACCAGCACAACACGTGTCGCGATGAGATCAGCCATTAGACTCGCTCCGCTTGGATTGCTTCGAGCTCTTTGTCGAGTTCAGCAACGCGCGCGAGAGCTTCCGCGCGAGTCGGAGTCGTGGACGGCATCACCAGCGATGTGCCACGGCTCGTTGCGCGAACTGCACCGCGCGAGGCTGGGCGAATGTTGGCGAAGATCTTGCGCTCGTCATCGTCGAGCTGCGGAACGAACGCCGCTCGGCGCTCCCCTCCGGTCACGGCTCCGCCTGCGAGTGAGGCTTGCACCGATGAGCCTCCGGCCGCTTGTACGCGAGGCATAGCCTCGACGAACTTGCGCAGGCCATCGAGCGGCAGCGTTGCGAGCGTTGCGCGGATCGCTTGGCTGATGTCCGGTCGCTTGGCGAAGATTGCTTCGCGCTCGCGCACGTCGGCAGCGGCTGCGTCCGCGGCTGCTCGAGCGGCAGCGGCTGACTCTAGTGACTGCACTCGAGCGGCTAGGGTGAGCTCGCGGGCGGAAGCGGCAGCGGCGACCTTGGCCTCCTCTTTCTTCGCGTCTTCGGAGGCTTTCGTCGCGGCGATCGCGGCCTCTTCCTTTTTCTTGTCGTCTTCGGAGGCGGCCGCTTTCGTGGCTTCCTCCTTTTTCGGTTCGTCTTTCTTGTCGACGTCGCCGTCACTGTCGCCGAAGTCTGATGCCGCTTTCCACGCCGCCTTGAACGCCTTTTTTTCGAGCTCGCTCATCTTGGTGTAGGACTCTTTCGCGGCCTTTTTTTTGTCGTCGTCCTCGCCAAACAAGGCCGACGCCATCTCTTTGTAATCCATTGATGTCCTCACCATTGATGCGAGCGCGGTCACGTCGTGCGTGGCCGGGTTGTTCGTGAGCGCAGTGTTGATGTACTGATCGATCTCGCCGTCTTTCGCGATGTGATACGCGGGCGAGAAGTAGCGCCACTCTGGCGGATTCTTCTCAAGTCCCGCCTTCACCGCGTCGGTCCATTCGACGTCGACGGCCCACAATTCCGGCCCGTTGACGCTCTGCCGGACAGCAAGCCGGTGCCACCCGACAGCCTTGCGAGACTCTGGCGGCGCCGTGTCATTCAGGCTCAAATGGTCGACGTCGATCGAGAATTTGTTCCCGCGCTTGGCCTGCGTGGACATCAGCAGCGCGGCCGATGTCTCGCTAAAAACGTGCCGGCCCATGTCCGTCGCGTTCGCCCCGGCGCTCCAGATCCGGAACGCCGTGGGCGCTGCATTCGGGCCTGGCCGCTCGACGCCGTCTTGCGTCAGGGCGATCGCCATGGCTGCCACGATGAAGCGATGGGGCACGCCTCATGTGAACCACATTGCGTGGCACAGCGTGCGCTCCTCGTCGCGAAACGTTGACGTTTTCTCCTATGTGCTGCAAGCTTGTAGCAAGTATGCAGCCGGCTTGTATCAGACTGCGCCCAGATGACCTCTACCGGCTCGCTGCCGAGGCATGCCGCGACACGCGAACGGTGAGGGCTGTTCTCCGCGGCGACGGGACCGATCAGTCACGCGCCGCGGTGCGTGCTGCGGCGACTCGGCTCGGTTATGCCGGTGTGGTGGCGGCGCTTGACGTAGTCTAGGGGCCATGCCCTCCGTTGGTGAGTCGTTCAAGGACCTGATCGCCGCTCTACTCGGGATCTCCACGTTTCAGCCGCCCACGCAGCCAGGGCCAGAACTCGGCGACGAGGTCACGCACCGAGTCCGCGAGGCGATGGGTGGCTCGCTCGAGACGATCCCGCAGGTTCGGCTCCGCTGGTATCCGCCCGACGTCGAGCGGGCGCAGCGGCTTGCCAGCAACGGGGATCTCTTGCTCGTCGGGCAGCTGAACGAATCGATGAAACTAGACGGCGTGATCCGCGGCTTGCTCGACGCGCGCACGTCCGTCGTGAATTTCCCGAGGCGATTTTACGGATCCAAGGACGTGATCGATGTGCTGCAGTCGCGTAACGCCAGCGATCGCGACGTCTACACGGAGATGATCCCGACCAGCGAATCTAAGCTCATGGTGAGCGACGAGATCTGTTGCGGCGTGTCTGTCGGTGAGATGGTCCCCGTCGTGGGCAGGGACTTCCCGGTGCTCGTGCGACGGTTTCCACAGAATCTCTATTACATGTGGAGCAAGAATCAGTGGTACTACCGATCGCTCGTCGGCCTGATCCCGATCACTCCGGGACTTCCGGACGCGAACGGGAACTCTTGGGTCCTGCACATGGGCGGTGGGCGCCTGGCGCCGTGGAACAACGGTCTATGGAACACGCTCGGCCGCTCGTACATCAATAAGACCCAAGTTATTTTCGCCCGTCAGGCGTACGTCACGAAGCACGCGCATCCTGCACGCGTTGCCACGGCACCACTCGGCGCGAGCGAAGAGGAGCGAGCCGGCTTTCTCTCGCAGATCATCAAATGGTCGTTCAATGCGGCGTTTTCTCTGCCTGTCGGATGGGATCTCAAGCTGATCGAGTCGAAAGGCGAGGGGATCAACATATACGACCAGGCGATCAAGAATCACAATGAGGAGATCGCTACCGCGCTCTGCGGATCGGCCGTCATGCTCCAGGGAACCGCTGGATTCAGCAATATGGACGTGTTTCGCGTCGTTCAGACCGATTTGATCGGAACGACGAGCGGATCGTGGGATCACACGGTCAATACGCAGATCCTGCCCGGTTTCATCGGTCGGAAATGGGGCACCGATGCGCTGAAAAACTCGACGCGCGTCGAAACGGATGTGTCCGCACCGAAAGATCGCACGGTCGAGGCGAATACGCTCGTCACCGTCGCGAATGCCGTCAAGGGGCTCGTCGAGGCGATGGCTGCGGCACAATCGCCAGACGATGCCGATCACGTGCGCCTGAACCTGATCGAATTGCTCGCGCGATTCGGCGTGCCGACCGAGAAGGGACCGACGCCGGAGGTTTCCACCGAGCCGGACGCCGCAGCGTCTCAGAATCCGTCCGATCCGCCCATTCCGTCCGGAACCTGATAGAAATCGTCGGCGCTCGCCTGCGCCTGAAACGGTTGCTGAAAATAGACGTCGGTAGGGTGCGCCGGCGACTCCTGCGCTGCCGGTTGCGTGCGCACCGCAGTCCACACGGACAGCGCGACCGCATCGGCCCCGTCTGTCGAGCGCCCGAGCCGTTCGCGACTCTGCTCCTTCGAGCTCAATTTCAGTTTTGGCCCCACCTGTCCGATCCATACGGGATCGTGTAGCTCTGCGTCGAGCTTCGGATCCGGAGGGATCGCCCCGCCCTCTCGCAGCCACTTCGCCAGATTCGCGAACAGCTCCTCGCGGGTGCGCTCGTATAGCTGCGGCTCTCGACGGGCCGGCAGTGAGGCGCGTACGGAGAACACCGTAAACCGATGCCCCGGCGTCGTGCCGTTCGAAATCGCGCGGAGGCGACCGTACAGCGATCCGCCGATCGGTCCCTCCGCATCGACGTTGACGATCGGCTCCTCATCCGGGTGCTTGTACTGTCGCAGGAACGCGAGCAAGTGCTGAATGATGTCGTCCTCGGTGATCCCTGAGAACCGGAAGATGCACAGCACCTTGTTGCCGCGGCGCAGAGCAAACGCCGTATCGTCGCCGCCCTTCCCCGGTCCAGCCGGATCGAGCCCCACTGTCAGCACCCCGTCCTCCGGCGCAAACTCCCACCGCTCGTGCGCGTCGATGATCTCCGCCAGCGAAATCGCGCGCCCCTGCTCGTTCAACACGAACTCACCACGAACGCGAATCTTGTAGATCGGATTGTCGACGCCTCCATAAATGCCGCGCGCCTCGAGCACGCTCGAGCGATTGGTCACGTACGGCAGGAGCTTGCGCAGGTTGTTATCGTCGACCCACGCGGCGACCTTCTCGCAGTCGATCCAGAAATTCTGCCAGTACTCTTTCTGCGAGAAAAACGTTTCGAAGAAGGGGCCGACCGTGCGTGTGGGATTCGAGATCCACAGCATGAGGCCACCGCCAAGCATGTTGCCGTGAAACGCCTCGGCCTTGTTCGCCGGTAAGCTGCTGGCCTCATCGATCACGAAAAACAAGCGCCCGGAAAGGCCCGCGAGTGATTCGACCTCGCGCCCCGCGATCCCGATGATCCGTCGCGACCCGTCGACGCTCATCACGCCACCGGAGGGAGAGCGAGGTAGCTGCCAGGCGATCTCGACGCCGCGCGCTCGCGCCTCACGCACGACGCGTTCCAGCTCGGCCCACAGCACGTTTTTCGTTTGCTTCTCAATCGCGGCGCATAGGTACACGAGGGCGCCGTCGAAGCACTCGAAGAACCAGCACACCGCCCAGATCGCTAGGCGCGTCTTGCCAGGCTTGTGCCCAGACCGCACCGACACGCGGGACATGGCCGTGCCGGCTGCCCCGCTCGCGAGCGCTCTCAGGATGTCCACCTGATGCGGCATCACGATCGGCTCGAGCAGCCGCTCTTTGACGTACGCGACCGGATCCCGTTTCCAGCGTTCCCACGGAAGTTCTCCTATGCCGTGCAGCGCCGCGTATTTTACGCCGTGCGCGTAGGCGTACTCCTCGAGCGATCGCTGCTTTCGTGGACCGCGCGGCTTGTACGCTTGCTCGGTCACGCGCCCCGACCCGTCACGCGGCCAGCTTCGGCACAATGAATCGCACCTCGTCCAGGCTCGTCTGCGCTGGCGGCGTGCCGGATGCGACCCAGCGACGCACCCAAACACCTGGACGCGCCGTTATTGGAATCACGTAATCCGAGTGATACGTTCCGACCGAATCACGCACGACTGCCGGCAGTGTAACGGCGCCGGTCGGGTCGATGATCGATAGGACCATCGTCGTTGGGTCGACGAGCAGCCCGAGTAGCTTCGCGGTTACTGCCGAGTGCCGGCTCTTGCCGGGCAGCACGGTCTGGAGAGGATCGCTCATGCGTCCTCGTCAGTTGCGTGCAGCTGCAGGAGGTCCACGTCAGCAGCATCGAGAGTCAGCAGCTCCGAGTCCGTCGCGTGCAGATAGAGCTGCGGTTCGTCGGTCGCGGAGAGAACAAAGGGCGACGCAGGCATGACGGTACCTTACCACTCACCCGCGCCGTAGCCCGAACGCCTCCAGGTGCCCACGAAACGCGTGATCCCCATGGTGGGTCACTGGAGACCCTGGGCCGAGGTACATCCACACTTTCCCGCCCATCGCGCGCCATCGGTAGCAGAACGAGTAGTCCTCCGAGTGCAGCTCCCGCCCCTCGTGGATCTGCTTGAACAGCCCCACGGTCGGCACTGGCTGGCCGAGAAAGCGATCGTCGAACCCGTCCGCCGCCTCGTAGTACGCGGCCATTTTCTCGAGACACGATCGGCTTATCAGACAGCACCCGAGTCCGAAGCCGGCGATCTCCACGGTGCCATCCGACTGCACCGACTGATCCCCGCCGTCGACCACCCGAAGCGCGTACGCGTACGCCCTTGACTCCGGATGGCTCTTGTCCTCCGGTGCTGCCTTCGCCACGTTCTCCCAGTGAATCGCGCCACCGGCACCGCCCTGGCGTTTCGGGTACGGACACAGCACGACGTCCCGCTCCGTCGCCAGCATGCCGGCGATCGCGGCGACGTCGAAACTGATGTCCGCGTCGAGAAACAGCAGATCGGTACAGTCTGTGTCGAGAAACTGCCGCACCATTCTGGATCTTGCGCGCACGAGATCTGTGCCCGTCTGCGCGTACGTCTCGATCGCTGTCGGTAGCACGAACTCCACGCCGCTCGTCGTCGCGCAGAGCGTCACGATCGATCGCGTGTGCTCCGGATGCGTCGAGCCCCGGTGAGGGACCGCGATGTAGATCCGGCGTTTCGGCTCCGCTGCAGGCTCCCGCGCGCGGCGTGCGTATTCCAGCTGCCGCAGCACCTTGCGCCCGTCGTCAGACATCCACCGTGCGACGTCGGCCGGCGTGACCCCTTCGACCTCCGCTAGAGCGAGCTGTGGAACGGTCCAGCCGGGGAACCGGCCGAGGTGCGGGACTATTTTACCGGCAGTCGACCAGCCCTCCTCCATGCCGTCGTAAATCACGTCGGGGGCGCTCGCTGTATCCCACCGAACGAGCGGCCGTCTCGCCGTATGCCCATCGTTGCCATACGTGCTCGGTTGCTCGACGTCGTGATCGATGATCGTCGGCAGCGGGTGCCAGATCTTACGGCCCGTCACCATGCACCAAAGTCCAAGGAGCGTGTCCTCGTTGATCCGTTCGACCGCGCCCAGTTTCAGCGCGGACGATCGCCACGCGAGGAACTCACGCAGCAGCGCAATGGGCAGCACGTAACCCACGCCGACGAGTGCGTCCGACGTCGTGAACCATCGGTGTCCCTCGCGCGCCAGGGCTTGCGCGGCTGGATGGACGGTTTCGAGGCAGATCACCTGGTCGGGGACCGCTTCGAGCATCGCGCGTAGCGATGGCCAGAAGTTCGGCGACACGATGCAATCGTCCTGCAGCGTGAGCCCGTGCGACGTTCCGGACTCGACGAGCCAGCCCCAGAGGTCGGCGGACCATTTCCAGTTCGGCGCGCGCTCGGTGAATAGCTTCGTGCGGCGGACCCATAGAGGCGGGTGTGTCGTGAGATTCAGTCCTAGCGCGTGGTGCAGTCTGCCTAAGCTCTCCACGCGCGCCGGAATCCAAGGCGTGTGCGGAATCGCTAGGCTGATCGTTATCTCGCTCATCCTGCCGCCACCGTCGTTGTGATCACCATTTCGCGAATCGCTCCGGCCAACACGACGCGATCGCAGTGCTGGATCGCTCTCGTGTGCCACGCGCAGAGATTTATCAGAGTTGTTCCGTCCGTGCTCTCAAGCAACACGCAGCCGCACTCCGTGCTCGATACCTCACTCGACTTCACATCCGTCGATGCCATGTGCTCCCCGCGACTTTGTAGTCCGTTCCGAACGCCTCTCGACACGCCCTCTCCACGCCCGGATAGTTCGGCTCGTGATCGTCGCCAGCCAGAATCCCTCCAGACCGCACGCATCGCGACCAGACCGAGATGTCCAGCGCCACGCTATCGTAATCGTGCGCTGCGTCGATGAGCACGAGAGTCGGGAACAGCGAGAAAAACATTTCCGCTGCCACCTCGGAAGGCGCACGCACGATCCTGATGAACTCGAGCTCCTCCGGCGCGTGCGCGATCATCTGATCGAGAAACAGCCGAAAGTCCCCGCGCGGCGCAGTACCGAGCGCCTCTTGCTGCTCGCCGTTGCGCGCGACGCCTGCCCACGGGTCGACCGCCCATACCTGCACGTCCGTGCGTCCCGCGTCGATCAGCAGTCGCGCAAGGTATGCGACCGAGTGACCGAGCGCTACGCCCACCTCCACAGCGATCGCGTTCTTCGGCGCCGTCGCAGCAAACTCCGCGTACAGCCACTCGAAACCCGAGTACCCCGGGATGTCGGTCCAGCTCACAACCGCACCCGCCAGGTCGTCCCCACGTTCTCCGCCATCGGCCCGAAAGCCTCGCCCACGGCTCGAATCACCCCAGGGAAGTCCGTCGAGTAGTCGTCACCCGCGAGCAGACCGCCCGTCTTGATGTGCGGTCGCCAAAGCGCGATGTCCTGAGCCACTGCGGCGTAATTGTGATCCGCGTCGATCATCACCAAGTCACACGATCCGATTATCTGCGCAGCCTCGGCCGAGCGGCACCGAAGCACGTTGACGCGCTCGAGCTCCTCCGGCGCGTGAGTCCGCATGCAGTGCACGAACGCGCTAAACGGTCCGCCGAGGTCGCGGCCGAACTGCGAGTGCTCGCCGCCCCACGTTGGCCGCTCGAGGTGCGTCGGATACTGCTCCGGCACATGCCACCAATCGTCCCAAAACGGATCGATGGCCCAGATCTTCACGCGCTTGCCGGAGTCGATGACAGCGCGCGATAGGTACGCGAGCGAGCGCCCGAAGGCCACACCGACCTCGACGAACACGGCCCCATCCTTGGCCTCGCGCACGGCAAGATCGTAGGTGTCCTGGAATCCAAACCATCCGGGGATCTCCTGCCAGGTCACTGTCGGCCTCCAGGCATAACGATCCTCGGCAGCGCCACGCCTGCCGTCTGCGCGCGCATGCTGGTCTGGATCTCCTGACCGGATCGCACCGCACCCATCAGCCGTCTACGATCCTCCGGTCCGAGGTCCGAAAGTCGTTTCGTGACCGTCGTTGCCCGGTCGAACTCGAGAGCATCGAGGGTCGGGAGCAGCATGATCGGGACCGCCTGGTAACTCACGTTCACCTGACCGCCCGCGACAGGCTGCACCTGCACATTGAGATCAAACACGGGCGCGATCCGCATGCGCACCGATATCGCCGGATCGACGTCCCGCCCGATCATCATGCGACCACCCGCGAGCAGAATGACCCACTCCTCACCGTTCGCGCCGTTCGCGCCGTTCATCGTCCGCCTCCATCCGTCACCTGTTTTAGCGCCGCCAGCACCGCCTGATACGCGTCCGGCCACGGCTCGAGCGCTTTGTAAATCGTGTTCATCAGCCGTTGAAACCCTGGTATCTGGATGATCTGCGCATCGCTAAGACCACTCCCGAGCTCGGCGCGTAGCTTGACGAGATTCGCGATCGCCTTCGACCGGCCAGCCTCCGTCAGCTGCATGACCGGATCCTTCTCGTGCAGCCGCGCCGTCTCCGCCTCGATGAGCGCGCGGATCTGATCCTCGTAGCTCTTCGCATCCGGTGACGGTTCCTGACGCTGCTGCAGCTGTTTCGCGTCGTGGCGATTCGGCTTCGTCGTCACGGCGCAACCTCGAACAGACCGAGATGGCCCCTGCACGAAACGAACGGAAGAGGCTCGACGTCGGCCAGGATCCATCCGTATTGATCTGCCATTCGCCACCTAATATCAATGTCGCCCCACCACTCTGGCATCCTGTAGCGCCCGTTCCTTGGGCGGATTTGTCCACCCGGTGGAAGCACGGCGACAATGCGCGCGCATCCTATGATGCCACCTCGCTGCATGTCGGCGAGCGACGGCACATTAGTCTCGTGCTCGACGACGCCCGCATCCAACATCCAATCCACTGCGCTGATATACTCACTCGCCGTGCAGCCCTTCGCTGCGTGCAGCAGGATCGGCCCTCGATACGACGTCCCCCACGTACGATTCTCGATCCGCTTCCCAGCGTGCAGGATCGCCCACCACCACGGCTGACGGCCACTCAATGCCTTCACGGCAACACCGTAATCCGCCGACAAATGCCCCACGTCGACGTGGGCGACTCCGCCACGCACAGCTCCCGGTTGCTGCACTGGCTCGTGTGCTGGCAGGCGAAACCCTCGACGGCGAACGCAGGTCGCGTAGCGGCGAACAGAACCGCCCAGATCGCAACCAGCCACCATCCGGGCCACACCGCAGCAATCCACCTCACGACTTCACCGTGTCCCGCGCCGCGTAGAGGGCGCCCATCAGACCGTACGCTCGCTCGAGAAGATCTAGCTGCTCCGACGTGCACCCGGCCGGCTCCCCGCGTTCGAAGGCCACCACGGTGCTCTCGAGGATCCCGGTGATCCGCGTGACTCCAGCCACGGACAGGCCGATCCGCAAACGCTCGGAGCGCTTCGGTGACGTGACCGGCGCCGGCTCATTCGCTGCCGTTTTCCTCGCCATCAACGCCATCGTGGCAGCCGTCGCCACCGCTGTCAACTATGTCACCGTGACAGAAGCGTCAATTCAAGAACCGTGCCAAGTATCACGTGCTTATCAGGTCCCGAAGGACCGACAAGCGCCCACACTGTTGTCACCGGGGGTCACATATGGTCACGAAGTTGCCCGGCACAGTGACACGGTCGGCACAGGCGCTTTCCTATAGGACCGTGGGATTCTCCAACACGGTGCGTTATACTACATGTCACTACCACTAATGTCCTCACATATACACATGAGATTCATATGTGCCTACTGTGCCTGTGTATATTCTTATAGTACTTCTACGTAGTTATCTCGGCACAGTACCCGGCACATAAGCGGCACTCATCGTCGTCTTGTCAGCCTTGTCTGTGCCTCGGAGGGAACAGATCCTCAGTCGGCTCGGCACAGTCGTCCTCTGAGGCCAGCCGATCGGCACGGACCCCATTGGTGTGCGCCACCGTAGGCTCGTGCTTGAGATCGTCGTCGTCGTCGTGGGAGGACCCATTGGTGGCGCTCCCCTCGAGCGGCCTGTAGACTCGGACCCTGGCCCCGTCGCGTCGTTGCGGGTGCTGGGATGGCACCCACCCTAGCCGGCGCATGACGGAGCCCACCCTGATGGCGTCTGAGTGGGTGCGCTTGGCCACATCGATCCGTAGCGCGCCTTCGAGGATATCCGCGGCCGTGACCCCGATCGATGACTTACTAACGCCTACATCGCTCGGGCGGGACAGCCATGAGGCGATCGACTGCTCCCAGGGGTCAGGGCGGTAACGCGCCTCCTGCTCCTCGCGCTCGGCATCCCGTAGCTCCGGGTCGAGCATGTGCCACGCCTCGGCAGACTGGTAGCGCGCACGCGCCTCGGCCCAGAACTGATCACGCATCGAGGTCGCCAAGGCCACGTCCCCACGCACGCACCGAACCGGCCAGTTTCGACGACCGCTCCCCCCAGTCTCGTCGGTGAGGTACTGCACCTGATTCGTCGTGGCAGCGAACGCGATCTGACGCGGGAAATCACGGGTCATACGGGCATAGCTCGGCCGGTACGTATCGACCTGCCGGGAGAAGTAGGCTTTTACGTGGCCCTGCTCTGCCCGTGAGAGGGAGTCTATTTCAGGGAACTCTGCGATCCATTTCCGACGAAGGACCTGCATTGCGTCTTTGTTGTTCACGTCGGTGAGCGACATCTCGACGAACCAGGAGTCGCCCACGAGCGCACGCAGCACACTTGATTTGAAGATCCCCGTAGGCCCCTCGAACACCAGCACCGTATCGACTTTGCATCCGGGCCGGTACACGCGAGCAACGGCCGATATCGCCCATGCAGTGCCGATTGCGCGAATATACGGAGTGTCATCGGCCCCCATGATCTCGATCAGCCACGTGGGCAGGCGCTGCTTACCGTCCCACGTGAGAGATTCGAGCCAGTCGCGCACGGGATGGACACGTTTTCGGTGCGCCACCAGATTTACTGCCGATAACGTGGCCTCACGTCCGAGATCGAGCGCGTACGCATCGGATAGCCATGCCTGCGTGCGAGTGGTGTCCTCGTCGGTCCAGTCGCCCGGCGTGGGGTCCGATTGCCGGTCGACCTCGCGCCAAGGCGGGACCTTGAGAGTCACGAAGGATTCGGCGAACTCGTCGTAAGCCAGCGAGCCTGTCCAGCGCTGATCATTGGCGAGGATCGTGACTGCGTTCGCGATAATCGCGCGCAGTTGATCAGAGGGCTTACCGCCTTTGCCGATCTTGTGGAGTAGCCCGCTCTGCCAGCCACCGATGGCGATCGGTGTGTCGATGGGGCCCGCACTCACGGTGCGCGCCTGAACTCTGCTAGTTCCGCCGCGATTGCCCTGCACCGGGCTTCGGCCGCCTCGGCACGCCTGCGCCAGTAGTCGATCGGAGACGAAGCACTACCGTCCCACCACCCATCGGGCAGCACCGGCTTGGTGCCCTCGTGGGCTTGGCGCACGGCCTCGTGCGAGTCGCTGCCGTCAATGTCCGCGCGTGATGTGGCCATACGTTCGTCCTCCGGGTGCGTGCGTTCGCTGACGTAGCCGGCCTCCCGAGAGACCCGAAGGAGGAAGCGCATGGCCTGCGCTGGACACACTCCCGAGGGGCCGGCTACGTCAGTGCACGCTTGGATCGTGCAGGGTATGCCTCTGGTGAGAAGATGAGCAAGAAAGGTTGTGTATGGTCACGGGGACGCATGGTCATGGGATCGTACGGTCACCCAAAGAGCGCTGTTTGCTTGGCCATGAGCGGCAGGCATGCCGGCGAAAGCCAGATACACTCCTGCGCCGTCGTAGTGGCTCCGCCATAGGTGAGACGCCCGCGATCCCACTCGTGCACCGCCCAGCCGGGCAGGTCGTAGTCGCCCCGGTGCCCGCAGAGTGCGACGCGGAGTGCAGCGTTTTCCCGTGCCCACGCCTCGCAGTCGGCCGCTACCGGCTCGCTCACGCCGTACAGCTTTTCGTATGCCTTGTATGGCGGGTCGAGGAAGATCGCCGTCAGCTCTGCGCCGTAGTGCGAGTTGAGGCAGCGATCCCACGCGCCGTGCACCACGCGAACGCGCTCCATGCGATCGGCGAGCTCACGCAGCCAGCGCATCGCCACGCGTCCGCTCGATGTCCACGGATCATAGGCGCCCCTGCCCGCGTCGCTGACGTGGGGGACCTTGCCGGTGGCCTGGATGCCCATGCCCGCGCTGCTGACGTGGGGGACCTGGCCGGTGGCCTGGATGCCCCTGCCCGCGTTGCCGACGTGGGGGACCTGGCCGGTGGCCTGGATGCCCATGCCCGCGTTGCCGACGTGGGGGACCTGGCCGGACCACTCGCACCACCCGGATCCAATCCACGAGCACTGACCCCATAGCCACCAGCCGGCGAGCTTCGCGTTCCCCGGCCAGTTTGGATCCTGCAGGTCTGCCGCGAGACGATCGCGCTCGCCCATCATCCAGACGTGTCGTGCGCCGAGGTCGACGTGCGAGACGGGATAGTCGGCCCATCGCGCGACCTGCTCGGACTGCGCTACGACGGCTCGCCAGAAGTTCGCAATGAATCCGTTCGCGTCGCCGATGACCTCGAGCGACGCCGGCTCGTGAGCGGACAGGAGCACGGCCGCGGAGCCGCAGAAAGGCTCGATGTACTGCTTGGGGCTCCCGAAGGCTCGCCACACGGTCTCCGCGATCGTGCGTTTGCCGCCAAAGTACGGGAATGGGGCGATCACGACGTCAGTCGATCCTCATCGGTCCCTAGCTCCCGCAGTATCTCCCGCGTCAGCACGTGCTCGTCCCGCCGCATGGCCGAGATGATCCGCGCCGCACGGAGCGCGGCTGCCTCGCACTGGTCGAACGCGCGGTGCGCCAGCTCGAGCGCGTCGATCGCGAGCACGTAATCGCGCTGGAACGCAAGGCGGCGACGCTGTCCACACGCAATGAGCTTGCGCGCCCGGTGACGTCGGAGGTCACCGAGGAGCCAGCTCGTCTGCATGAGATCGAGCGTCTGATCCAGCAAGGTCTCCAGGGCTGAACGATCGGTCGGCATGCGCGTAGTGCTCCCGTCGAAATAAGTCGCCCGATGCGTGTGGTCGTATTCGCAGGATGATGAGATCGATTGCAACCGTGAATCGCGTAACGTTCTGTCGCCGTCATATGTCCTGCCCCATCCGGCACCGCTGCACCGCGCCCAGTGCCTGCGCGATATCGTGCACCACGCACGCGAATCCGCCCTCGCCGCGCACGACCGCAAGCCACGCGAGCTGTTCGTCGGTCGGTTTCTGTCCCCGCCGCTTGACCTCGAGCGCGAAGAAACGGCCCGTGGGCGAGTGAAACGGCTCCAGCGCGACGAGCATAAATTCGCACTTGACAACGCCTACGAGATCGGCACTGCCGACGCCGAGTCCCGCCCGGATCTTCGTATCGTCGGTGATTCGCCGATAGACGCCGGAATTATTGCGCCAGACGCGTACGCCAGGGAGTCGATTGAGTGCGACACGGATCGGCCGAACGAGATCGGCCGTCTCCGATTCGCGGTGAGGCTTGGGCGGTAGCTTCACGTCGCACCGTATAGCGGCACTTGCTTCGCCCGTGCCGCGAGTAGCGTACTGCCGGCCTCCTCGGCAGTCATGCGCTCGACGCAGAGCTTGGCGTATGTTTCGTCGCGCTCGATGACGATCACGCGCCGGCCGAGTCGTAGCGCGGCTACGCCAGTGGTGCCACTGCCGGCGAACGGGTCTAGGATTAGATCATTCCGATCGGTGAAGGATTCGACGAGATCCAGCATGATCTCTACGGGTTTCTGGGCGGTGTGAATCCGATCGGTGCGATGTCCGTTGCAGTTGGCCACGACTGGGCACTGCCACACGTTGGAATCGCCGCCATCAGGTCGCGCGTTCCATCGTTTCTGTCCCTTACGGTGGGCGATCACGATGTGCTCGACGCGTGACGATGGCCGGTCGCCACTGATCTGCGGCATCGCCCGGTCTTTGACCCACACGCCTGTACGCACATACGTATCGCCAAACGATTCACGCCACCACGAGTCGATCTCGACGTCGGCGAACGTGGCCACCCAGCGAGACGCCACGCGTAGAAATTCGCCCGCATACTGCGCACATAGTTCGCGCGTGAGATGGTCGAATCCAAACGCGAACGCGCGCGTTTTACGACACGGCTGATCCGCCACGTCCGGCAGATACGTGCGCCGAATCGACCGAGAGTGCACGGCCGCCGAGTACGGCGGATCCGTAATCACATGCGCCACCAGCCGCTCGGGCAGACACCGCATGATCTCCAGACAATCGGCCTGTACGACACACCAGCGCTTGCTCCCGTCGCAAACGCTGGCGATATCGGTGAGTGCCGCTATCAGAGCCTGGAGCTGATCGCCTGCACGGCGAATGAGCTCCGATTGCTCGCGCCCTTTCCGCTCTTTGCGTTCGCTGCGCATCGCTTGTCGAGCTTGATCAGCATCGTGACCGGGATGTGGACGCTCATGACGTGCACCTTCCCGCTCTTGAGGGATTTCGTCGAGGAGCCGCCGCGTGGCTTGCTGAGCGTCGACGGCTTGGCCTTCGGCTTGGCCTTCGGCTTCGATGCCAACGCTGATTTCTTCGTCGGTCGCTTCGTTACGTTCATCGACTTCGTGGACTTGCTCTTGCTCGACTTCGGCCGCTTGACGGGCTTCTTGCTGGGCTTCGGTGCCTTCGGCCGGATCGTGTCGCGTGGTGAGTCCGAGCTGCTCGTGTCCTCGTCCGTCAAATCCGATACTGCCTGTGCTGTCGTCATGTTCGCTCTCCATCGGTGTCACCACCTGTTACGTGCGTTTCGTCCGCCATCCGTGCAGCCTTTGCGAGGGTCGACCCGTCTGGGTAATGGCCGTACACCGCGCGGAATTTGTACCGCACGGCATTCGGATTGTGCCCTTTTTCTCTCGATACACGAATCCACCGCGCGAGTCTATCCACGCGCTTATCCGGTGAATCGGCCGCAAGCACCTCGTGCCAGTCAAACAGCGGCTCGCCCGTAGCGATCGGCACGACCATCGACACGTCACGCCCACACGCCGGATTGGGACACCTGACGAGCTCGCCGAGCAATTCGCCGCACACTGGGCACAGCCGCTCGCCGGACTTCGCCCCATGCAGCACGATCCCTTCGCCGGTCAGCGAGTAGTCCGCATCGGCGTCTGGGCGACCGAGCGCATACGTCACGCCCCGGAGATCCCCGAGAAGACACGACGTTTTCCCCGCGTGTGGACGAAGCCCGCGCCCTACCATCTGGATGAGCAGCGACGGCGAGCCGCACCCGCGCGCCAGGATCACGCAGTCGCAGATCGTCGCATCCCATCCCTCGGTGAGCACGCCCACGTTTACGAGCACAGCCAGCCGTCCCAACGCGAACCGCTCGAGAATCGACGCGCGCTCATCTGCCGGCGTCTTACCCGTTACGACCTCGGCAGCGATCCCGAGCCCACGAAACCCGGCCGCGTACGCCTCTGCGGCGACCACGTGCGGCGCGAACACAACGGCATGCCGCCCACGCGCATACTGTAGATAGAAATCAACCGGGAGCTGCGCGATCCGGTCCTTGCGCACCGCTGCACGTGGACGCTTGATCGTGAGCGGCACCAGATGGCCGAGCTCCTGCAGCTCACGAATCTGAGCGGCCACCACGATCGCGTCGAAGCCGTGCAGCGATTGCCCATCCGCTCTCGACGGCGTAGCGGTCAGCCCCACGATCCTGGCGCCGGCATCGAGGTACGCGCGCAGCAGATCGGTCCACCCGTTGCCCTCGGCTAGATGATGAGCCTCGTCCGGAATCACGAGCGTCGCGTCCGGGGCTTCTCGCCGAATCGTGAGCTGCTGCACTGAGCAGACCTGCACACGCGCGTTTACGTTGCGCCCAGAGTGACCCACGTCTAAACCGATCGATGTGAGCGCATCCGCCGCCTGCTGCCGGAGCTCCGTGCGGTGCGCCAGCCATACGACACGCCTCGGTTTCTCCGTCGTCGCACGAGCCAGATGCCCCGCTGCGACCTGGGAGCCCATAAACGTTTTGCCGCTGCCAACGGGAGACACGAGCAGCACGGCGCGCCTCCCGGACACAAGCTCCGCGCGCACCCGGTCGAGCGCAGCGGTCTGGAATGCGCGGGCGGTTATGGACACGTTGTCCCGAAATACTCGCAGCCGGTATACGGATTGTGATCGCAGTCGAGGAAGTCCACGGCGCACTGGACCACGCAGTTGCCATCTGGGCAGGAGACTACGGCCACGTTTGGCGCCTTCACGACCGCGAGGCATATGCCAGCGTGGCAGTTGTCCACCGGCAGGCCATGGTAGATGGTGGCGCCGTCGGACGTCGTCGGCATCACGGGTACAGCGGAGGCCGCGTGGTAGCCATCATCGCCGCCCGCATCGGTCGCGGCCGGTGGCGACAGCACGAAATCCGCGCCACCACCGCAGCCGAGTAGGAACAGCAGGACGAGCGGGCGCATCACGTCTCCACGGCGAGAACGTATTCGCGCTCAGTCATGCGCTTACCGGTGTCCGGATTTAGGAACGTGGAGGCAATCGCAGCTCGCGCCGTTTTCGCGCCAGGCGCCACGCGTAACCAGTAGGGCTTGCGCGATCCATCCGGCTCCGGCGTGGAGTTGATTACCTTCACATACTCTAGCGGCTCGTCCTCAGGCATCTCGACACGATAGAGCTCACGCGGCGAGCCATCCGGAGCAGAGTCGGAGTGGACCAACTCGGCGCCGATGTCCTGCACGTACCGCGCAGGGCCATACAGATCCACGAGGACACGCCGAACCTCTGCGTTTTTTTCGTCGCGTATCCTCGTGGCCACGAGCGGTTGCGTAACGTCCTCTTTGCGCACGGTCACGCCGTGCAGTCGAGCAACACCCCATCCGTCTGGCCATTCGATTGCCTGGCGCGTAGTAGAGTGCAGCCGTCCACGTTCGTCGCGGTCGATCCAGGACGGACGCTCGGAAACCATCACGAAATCCTTGTGAGGCCACCACCAACAAGCCGACTCCACCGTTCCAGCATAGGACTTGGCGCGCGCATCCATCTCGGCAGATAGACCAAGACCACATACCTCCGTGAAGAATGACACAAATGCGGGGCTGCCATACCACCAGCCACCGACCCAGAACTGTCCACCCAAATAATAGGCCCACGCGGACTGGATTGTTTTCACGACCGCGTCCTCGACCGCGCCCCTGACCGCGCCCCTGACCGCGACCCCGACCGCGCCCCTGACCGCGCCCCTGACCGCGACCCTGACCGCGCCCCCGACCGCGACCCCGACCGCGCCCCCGACCGC